GGGTATTAAAAACATTCAACTGACGTTCGAACGGGATACAATCATTCCACCAGTTGCTCCAAACTGGGCCTAATGCGCCTGCTTGTCCGACTGCTCGTTTTTTAATTGTAGTATAGATCCATTTGTTATAATCGTTAAATGTTAGTATCATTCCTACGTGCTGTTGCGTTGTACACCATTCTAAATTAGATGACAATAGATACTTTGTAATTTCATTATGAACACGATACTTAGGTAACAGCCAGCAACGATTGCCGCCGCTACCAAATACATTGCTGAGTGAACTTGTTTCTACTGCACTAATTCCAACGATGCGGCCATTGTCTAACAGTAAGTCAATTTGACCTGTTTTTTCTGTCCAACGTGATTTATTGTTAACCAGGTAACCAAGACCAGCAGGAAACTCATATCCCATATTAACCAATGCAGGTAATGGGTCCTTGTTAATTTCTGCTAAGAAATCTTTGTATAATTGTTCAATACTACTAAAGTGTTCGGCGCAGGTATGAATAACTTCTAATGTCATACCTGTATGTATGACTTAAATTGGGTCTGTGTTGTCCAGGCAAGCAACAAAATGAATTCTTGGCTTCATACTGCCATTCATGGCCGAATGTTCTTTTGTAGTATCTACCCACCAAATGTGGCCATCGTCAGGGATAACTCGTATTGCTGGCGGGTTAGTAAAAATGAATCTGGCCATTGGGTGAGTATCAATTGCAATATGTATGCGAGGTGTGCGATCAACATGTATACTGTAGCAAGTGCGGGCCTGCAAGGTCAGTAGCCGAGCACGATATACTGTAAAGGGCAAGGTAGCAAAAAACTCTTCCCACCAAGTGCCTACTAATTTTGGGTGCAACTTATCCCAAATTGATTCGTCTATGTCAGGCTTAGATCCAATACCAGCTGCCCAATCGTCAGACCCATCTGTTTGTAACGAACACTGCGTATGATAAACCCCATTGGGATAATCGTACATCAGTGTGTACGTTTCAGCTTTTAATCTTTCTAAATCTACTTTGAAATCGTATCGTTTAAACCGCTTGTCATATATCATGTGGTGCCAATAGCCATGTATCTGGTACACTTATAGAGATTCAATTCTCCGCTCCAGATAATGTTATTTAACCCGCATGACTCAATAAACTCTTCTAATGTTTTATGACAATTTACGTGGTCAGGCACATCAAACATGTCATTACCTTGCAATACAATTATAGCGTTATTTGGTAATGTTTTAACCCATTCACCGTGATCTTTGAAGTGTTCAACAATCGTATCAATCACAATTGGCTTAGTGTACTTTGCAACATTCAGCTTTCGCACATCCCTGTTGCTGGTCCTAAATGTTGATTTGGTTACTGAATTCAAGTCAGCAGATGCAGCGTGAACTGTTTCGTCAATATCAACGTTGGTTACTACATCAAGAAACTTGCCTTTCATATCAGCTAAGAAACTTAACATGCCAACCCAACCGCCTACTAATAGTACATTTGATGATTCGTCAGTGGTATACTTGCGGGGCTTGGGTAATAGTTTAAGTACGTTTAGTTGTTCAATGAGCCATAACTTGCTTTTAATTTGGTTTCTGCTTAACGCATCTTTCCAATTTAGGTCTGGATGTTCAGTTACTGATTGTGCAAGTTTAATGATATGCACTCCGCAGCTTGGATAATAATTAGACAGCAGCTTTCCTAACAATGCAATATCATTGTTTTTTACAGACGAAAACAAAGTTGTTTCTTTGCCAAACATTAGTTCAAGCAGGTCAAATATCTTATAAAAGTCTAAATGAGCCTCTTGTAAGAGTCCATATGCTCTCCCAATATGAAAGTATGGCCCTACACCTTTGTGTGTATTTGCTTCAATCCAGTTATGCATAGCCCAAGCATTGCCTTCAACACAATTCAATACTGTGTTGTCAACGTCAGGTGGCGGAGTAATTCGCGTGTCCAACGCATCAACACGATATACTCCATGTATCTTGATAAAGTTGTAAAGTGTTAATATGCCGTCAGTATTAGAAGGATCCTTGATAGTATTCAACAATGGTTGCAAATCAATGAAGTTTTCACGCCCAACTTCAAGTATCAATCCTTCTAAATTAGATTGCTCGCCAGACTCAAGCCAACGATGAAAGAAGTGTAGGCTATGTCTATAGCCAATTGCTTCATCAACAAAGTACAATAACGATGATCTTAATTCAGCATTTTTATCCACGGAACCATCCATATAAACTTAAATTTGTGCGCCATTCTACATCTTCATACGTCAATGGCTTGTCGGGGTGCAACTGTGTTTGCTTTATAAAAGCACTTTGATCAGTGTCGAATTCAGGTAAGATCCATCCCAGTCCTTCACTTATATTCTTGCCCAGGCTCTTACTACCTTTAATTGGATCTGCATTTGAGTGTGACTTAAAAAAATCATTAAACCAATCATAATCTCTAATTTTCACAAAATCAAAGTTATCATACTGCAACATCTTAACAGCAAGCCTTGCACCGTACACACTCCAAATACCATGCTCAACATCTGATCCCACTGTCATCCATGTAAGTAAGCGTTGATAGTTTGCGGCGTGCATTGTAGTGCTCCATTCATTAAAAGCAAGCAGGCGGCCCTGTTCCATTGATAGCTTAACACCTTCACGGAAGCCCACACGAAATGCTTGATAAGCACTGCCGTTTGTATGCACATTGCTCCAGCAACCTGGAAGTTCTTTGTAGCGTTGAAAGTCCCAGCAAAAATCTACAGCATCTCGTTCTTCATCTGCAAGCTCATGACTTTTCATGTTAGCAAGATGCTCGGTGCTCCACATCTTCAAGCCACCGTTTCCGTACATAAGGCCATTGGTGACTTGCCTACCGCCCCATGTGAAGCTTACTTGGCCGTTCATGTTCTGCGGCAACCTCTTGGTGAAGAATTTTGGATCAACTTGATTATCTGCATCTACAGTGATAACATAATCGCTCATTGGAAAGCTGTCTGCGGCTGCTTTATGGCAAGCATCAAATCCTTTCACTCCGTGAACACGAGCAATACGTTTATGTGGTACTACTTTTTGTAATAAGTTCCAATGTGTATCTGCATTTGGTTCGTCAAAACTTAAAAAAACTACGGGGATATCTGCAAACGTAGTTCTTGTATCGTGTTTCTGTGGTTTAACATTAAATATTGACATTTTTAAATTCCCCTCTTAGCCAATCCCAATCATTGATTCTATCAAGAATTTCCAAATCATCACTGTACTGTAAACCAAATTTAGAGCCAGCTTGTGCCCCTAGTATACTATACTTTCCATTATGAGCTTCCCATCCCACAGTGGCCCAATGTAATCTTTTACGACTACATTCTTCAATTTCTGTCCAATATGAGTAAATGTTTGACTCGTGACTATAACGATCTGCAATCAATACACTTTGTACCTTGCGGTAAGTTGCACGTCGATCTAACGTCCAATCTGTTTGTTGGGCAACATGCTCTGTGAGCTGTTGCAGCTCTGCATGTTTAGTTGCAACTGCTCGACGAACACGGCTTTTGATCATTGACAGAGAAGAGAGTTTGGCGCATTCACGAAACGCACCAATCCATGCAGATTCCGGTGTCACATTAAATCTAGTTTCGCAGCCAACTTGTTCTTTGCTAACAGTAGCTCGACCAATTGTGGTTGATAAGTCAATGTGCCATTTTTTATCTTCTAAAAATGGGGCTTGCGGGAACAGCTTAATGCCGCCATAACCGTACTCTTGCCCAGTCACTGGATTTTGACTTGGCCACACAATAACACATTCAGGTTCTGGAATCCCCCAATGCAATGTTTTAGCATCTGGTTCCCAATGGAATTTAAATCCGTCAAGCACCCAAGCATCTGCGTCAACTACATAAAAGTTTTTGGTTGTACTTAACTGAGCACATGCTTTATGCACGTTGTAAATGCCTTTGACATTGTCAACACGTTTTGCCGTAGGTGCTATTTGAAGCAAGCGTTGCCAATTAGCTTCACTGCCTTCTTCGCCCATTGAGATGAAAAATATATCTAACATTACTCGGCGATAAACTGTTCAACATCACTTTCTTTAATGTGTGGCGCTAAACGATGTGGATTAAAGAAACTTGCTTTAAAGAATTTGGAACCAACTTCATCTAATTCTGCAATGTCCAAACGAAGATCTTGTCGTAATAGCTTGCCTAGCTTAACAGTTTCTGCCATTAGCTTAGTCTTACTCCAATTATATTTAGATACTGCGCATGTTTCTTCATCGCCTGCAAACATTGGAGCAACTGTTTCACTCCAATACTGATTGTGCCATTCAAAGTCTGCTACTAACTTGTAGTCCCAGTCTTTGCGTAAATTAGTTAGATAACAGCCCAGGCGTGCGCCGTACATGGCCCATAATCCGTTTTGTATATCTTGCCCAACACTCATCCATACTAATAGTCTACGATGATTTTTAAAATTGTTACGATCAGCAATCTGACGCCAGTCCATTGGCCGGCCATCAATGAGAGCCAGCTTGACGCCTTCGCGAAACCCTGCTCGATATGCTTGATAAGGAGTTGCGTTGTTAAACACATCGCTATAAATGTTGTTCAATTGATGGTAATGAATATCCCAACAGAAGTCTACTGCGCCTGCGCCAGAATCAACTGCTTCGTGTGTACGCATTTGCTCCACTACTTTCTTTGGCCATAACTTAACCCCACCATTGCCGTACACGAGTCCATTGATAACGTTTTTGCCGCTCCAACTTAGTACATCACTGCGATCAAATTTGGTTAAATCCAATTCCATTTCAAAGAAATCGGGACGTACTTTATTGTCAGCATCAATTGTGATAAAGCGTTCAGTTTCTGCTAACTTTGCTGCTGCCTTATGACAAGCATCGCTTCCATATACGCCATGGCTGCGTTTTGCCCAAGGGCATTTTTCTAATAAGTCTGCATAGTTTTCATCTGCATTTGGTTCATCGTAGCTGATAAACACTACGTCAAATTCTGTAATTGGTGTTTTCACTGGAGCACTCCTATATCTAAGTTGTTAGCTTTATATAACAGACTTGGGACCACATGGTCAGGCCAATTTGAAATCAATTCAAATGGATGTTCTTGTCTAAGCATTAGCGCAGGCAACTCTGCCCATGCTACAAAGAAATCTGGATCTGGCCGCGATAAAACTGCCACTGACAAGTTTCCAGTTATCTGATCGATGGCACAGCCCTTTGAGTAGTGACTTTGCACCCACAGCGAGCCATCTTTAGAATATACACTAAGATGTTTCCCGGGTCCGGTTCTACTAAGAATAGTACGCTCATCAATGATTTCAGAGAACGGTGAGTGCGTTTGAGTTCTTACAAAGTTAAGTCCATTTGCAACTGGAGGCATGTTAATGCGTATTTCTTGTCCATGGTACAATATTTTTTGTATAATATCATGATCCATAAACGCCCATAATCGCCTTTCCCAAAAGCCACGTTCGATTACTTCGGCTAAATTAATTTCATCGTGTCCAAATAAATTATGTGGATCTTCAACGTCACTAATAA